GATTGGTCCGGTTCCTACCGTCGCCCAGCTCGAGAGCCCTGGAGATCGAGTCAGCATCACAGGGACTTTCGCACCCTGCGGCAAGGCCTCAGGAAAACAGTTCACCAAACGAGCAGTGGAAGCTTGTGCGCTTCGTAGCTGGTAGGAGTGAATGGGTAGGCTGAGTGACGGCACACGTCACCCCTGCGTAATGTCTACGCGGTCGTAGCTACCTTCACCCAGTCCGATGTGCGACATATCCAATGGTTCGCGAGTCTGGTAGTAAACCACTCGACGAATGGTAGCCACGCCGTTCTGCTCGTCGTCGAGCAAGTCAGGCGACAACTGGGCGCTGGGATAGTCGGCTAGTAGTGCCTTGGCAAGACGGGCGGTAACTCCACGCTCTGCCCAAGCTGGAATAGGGCACGTTGCTGTCGTCGAAGTCTGTGCGAAATACCCAATCTCCACGCCATCCACTGCCCACGTCTCCATGAGCTGGTTGAGCTTCCTAAGCGCATTTTCACCCTGCTCCGGTGAGGCTGGTTGAGTCTCGGCAATGACCCCAATCAGTCGGAGTGCGTCCGAAACGACTTGGATGTTCGTGCTCATTACGCCGGTGACGGATTACACGGACGCCACGCCACCGTGACATTTCCTGTAGCAGCGTCATTCGGATCAACGATCAGCGTCGTGTTGAATCGAATCCCCGGAAAGTTGTACATCGAACCCGCTGCTGCTGACGCGGGAATGGTGACGACAGTTGTACCTGCATCCGTGAGCAGTAGGGTATGCGCAGACAGAACCGTGTTGATGTACACCCCAAACAGCAGAGCAGGCCGAGACGAGACCGTAGTCGAATCGGTCGCGACGTCCACTACCGTGTAATCGCTTTCCTCGAACGCTATTTGACCCGTGCTCGCCATGTTGACTCCTAAGCCACTCGACGCATCGGGGCTTGTGGGTTACTCGATTCGCTTCCGCCATCACAGTGGAGCAAGTACTGATGGAAGTTCCCTCGGTAGACTTCCTCTACCTCATAGGTCTTTTTGTTCACCTTGTGATGGTCGATGTTCAGATTGGGGACGATCCAAATGTCCCCGCACTTCTTGTTCCATCGGTGAGCAAAGGCGTAGTCCTCGCCCCACCAAATCCCGTCGATTGCACCGTGATTGAAGAGATCCAGCGACGAGTTGTACTTCGGCCCGTACATCAGTTCTGGATAGGCGCACATAAACTTGTCTACAGCGGTAGGGGTGATCTTGAGAAAGCCCGCCGGAATCTCGTGCCCTTTGATGCATCCATCCGCACGAGTCAGAGGTCTGCCATCAGCCCCGCTGATGATGCTGCACATGTAGTGCTCGGGTTGGCCTTTGTATCGGTAAACCCCACACACTACGTCCCCCTCAGTATCGAGGAGCTTGCGCATCGCAGTCGGTTCCCACGACAGGTCGTAGTCGAGGAACACGATGGCATCTGCTTTGGCATCCAATGCCTTGCGCAGCATCATCGCTCGAGCTGCGGAGATGTAGGGATTGCCTACTTCCTCAACGTACCCCTCAGTCCAAACCCCGCCGTCAAGGACCGCTGGTAAGGATTCCTCCAGCGCCTTGACGAACGGAGCGGTCGGCCCTGCGATGCTAGGCACGCAGAAAACAACCTTCTTGGACACTTACGCGGCGCCCTTCCAGAGACCGAGACCCGTCAACGTAGCAGTCACCTCGACCGCCCACGCTGCCTGCGTCGTACCCCAGTCCGTTGAGGTAGCCGAGACGCCGGAACCGCTTTGAAGCGCAGCAGCCCGTTGAGTCACCGGAGTGAAGCCGTAGAACGCGATCTTGTCCGTGGCCGCCCCACCAAAATGGGCACCGTCCACACTGCCGTAATCAATTCGCTCGTATGTCGTTGGCATGAAAGATACCCCTTAGGTGCAGTTGATACGGCAAGCCCACTCGGGCCGCAGAACCTTGTAACCGTACAGAACGTCGATACGCATCAGGAGCTCGTCATTCCGGATATCCGAGCCTTTCCACACACGCACCGACATGCCCTCTTCCTGCCTCACCGTACACTGCGCGGCATCCGCCATGACCGGCAAATCTGCCGTCACGAACGCTGCGAAGTCCTTGTGATAGGCAAGGGCGTTCTTGTACGAAGTCGAAGCGAGACCGAACAGCGTCACCGCTTCAGTCGTGACCGGCAATACGCTCACGTTCTGCTTCGCACCCGACGTGATGTACGCCGGCGCAAACGTCGCAGAGTTGGTGAACGAAGCATTGGCCACGAACTGCTGAAGGTGCGAGTAAGCCACCTTGGTCTCAGGATGCACGGAGTAGACCGGAGCCGTCCCCGCTAGGCCCAACGTGAACACCGTTCCCAGCGTGACGTTACCACCCGCCCAGGTCATCGCCACATCGCCCGAAGCGATTGAGGCATCGTTCATCGTGACCGTGGTGTGGTCTGAACCGTTGGTGTGGACGTAGATGCGCTCGTTCTCGTACCAGTCCATCCCAGCCCCACGAGAGTAGTAACCCTCGAGGAAGGACTCCTTGACCTGCGAACCATCATGGAACAGCGCTTTGTTGCCGTTCACGATAGAAGCCATCGTCACGGAGTCGATCTGCATCGACCGATTGTCCTGCGGTGCGAGGTACTGATTGAGCTTGGCCCTGGCTTGACCAATCATGCTCGTATCACCCGATGCGCCCGGAACCGTACCTGCGGAGCCTACATGGTTCCAAACCGCTTGCGTCGCCCCCTGAAGAACCGTGCCCTCGATGCTCGAGATCAGCACCGAAGTAGCTGGCTCAACGTACCGCTCCGCAAACTTGTCGATGGATAGCGCCAACTCCGAGGAGTTGAACCGCATATCAACACCGACCTGCGTTGCCACAGTGATTGTCTGCGTCGTTTCGTCTTGGTCCTGAACGTCCATCACACGACCAGAACGAACCGAGTACTGGTTCGGGCTCATCACGCGCAATGTGCTGCCGTGCTTCGCGCCCGACCCGAAGTAGCTGTTGTCGTACTGTCTGGAGATGGTGCCTGTGAACGTGGCCTTCTCGTGTGCGATCCGAAGGATCTCACGAGCGACCAAATCCGTGGTAACTAGCGTCTGCGTCATTTAAGAAAACCCCTTAACTCGTGGCACTCCATCCCTTTCGGGATGAAATTTGCTTTGCCCGCCACTTTCGGTACTGAGCAGTCGTCATTTGGGACGGCTCTTGCTCAACATTCCCGGCGTCAGATCCTTCGATCTTCGGCACAGGTGGCGGGGCCTTGCTGAGCGTGGTTTTGGCTTTAGCGGCTGCAGCGCGTTCGTACTTCAAACGCTCCGCAAGTGCTCCAAGCTCATAGGCGGCGACGGAAGGAGGTAACGCCGAAAGACTCGTAGCAATGTCCGGGTTTTTCCCTAGGTGGTAAGCGAGCTCTGGACCTTGCTCCGCTCTAATCACCATTTCGGCGATCTGATCGGATATCGGCGCGTAGTTCGCTATCTCGTTGAAATCCGGCTTGTCCTTCGCGAAATCCTTCACCCGTTTGGTGTACTCGGCAAGCTCAGCTTGCTTTCGCTGCTGTGCTTGCTCGGCTCTCAGTTCACGCTTAGCAGCCTCTGTAGCTGCCTTGGCCGCGTTCTGAGAGATGTACGCCTGATGCTGTGCTTCGTCGAAGTTGAAATCGGCTAGGGTCCTCACCTTCTCCGCTAAGGGAGGAGGCTGAACCTCGGCCGGTCTCTGCTTCTCTCGAATCGCAAGATCGCGCCAATGATCGCGGTCCCGCTCAGCATCTCGCCGTAACCTCGTCAGTTCCGCAAAACGCTCATTGAGCCGATTGGTTTCGGGCTCAATAGTCTCGCTAGTTTTGCTCTGTGTAGCGGCCGGTGATGGGGCGGCTTCGTTTTCCGTCTTCGACTCGGCACCATCCGGTTGAGTCTCAGTGGAACTTACGTCTGCATCAATTTGAGGCGCAAGCGCCTCCGGTGTCGTTGACATAGGTGGCGCCCTCTCGAGCGAATTGAAGCCCGATGAATTCGCATCGGTACGATTGGCTAAAACTTAGCCTAAACAGGCAACTATTGCAACGCTTCCTGCTCGTACACAGGAACCGCCGAGGTCTTGCCGTTGACCTTGACCATATCGACCCGCAGTAGCTTGGGCTTTGGCGGAATGACGACTACTGGCTGCTGCTTCGCTTGCATGTCAGCCATCATCGCCACATGCCCTTGCATGAACTCGGCGACCTGAGTGTTCACCTCAGCCAGCGATTGAGCGACTTGCGTGCTCAGTTGCTCGCGCTCGTTCGAGAGCTGATCCTCGCCAGCCTGGCTTTGCACTTCCATCGACCGTTGCGACAGATTCGCCTCGGTTTTGGCGAAGTTCGCATCGGCCTTAGCCACCTGTGCCTCGAACTGGGCGCGCTGGGTTTTGAGGTCCGCAATGGCAGTGCGCACGTTCGCCTCGGCCTTCTCAGCCTCGGCTTTCTTCTGCTCCGCTTCTGCTGCGGCTTGCTGAACCATCTGGCCCATTTGCTGTACTTGCTGCATGGACTGATTGACCTGAGCCATGCCCTGCGCAACCTCGGGCGGTATCTTCTTGTCCTTGTTCACGATCTGCTGGATTTGAGGCGGCAAGATGGCCTTCATACGCTCGGAAATCTCCTCAGCGTAGGGCGCGTCCATCGCCTTGAAGAACAAATCACCCGCTACTTGCTGCAACGTGGGATTGTTCGCGAACATCTCCCCGTAAACCTCAACCGCTTCCTGGCGCTTGGTAGAGAAGTTCGGGCCTACAGTAATGGTCACATCGAACTTGCCACGCGAGACGTCGTTGAGCTTTTGCAGCGTGCCTGTAACCGGGTCAACCTCACCAGGCACGGGTTCGTTGATCTGCACGTAGCTGTCAGTACCGTCCGCCCCCAATACCCTCAAAGCTCTAGGCGTGTCGTAAATCTCCGGTATCAGGTCGAGGAATATCTCGTGCGTCCGCTGCACGCTTTTCGCCATGTTGTCTTGGAAGTTGAAGGTGGCTATTTCCCCTTGCTGCTGCGTCGCAATGATCGCTCGGCCGGACTTGGCTCCAGGTATGCGATCCCCGACGTTGGTCTGGTAGATGCCCGAGGTTGAGTTGAGCAGTTCGGAGGCTTTCGTGCCGAGCTCAAGCATGGCGATTGGTAGCTCAGGTCCGCCAGTCCTCGCAGGAGGCCCAGGCGAGCCTGGATCAGCGTTGTACAGGGCAAAGGGATAGCCTTGCTTGAACGCCTCTGTAATGCCCTTCTCGTGCCCTTCCGCTTGCTTGGCGGTCATCCAATACGGGGCCTGCAACCACCTCGCTGTGGCTTCCATCGCTGCGGTATTCGTCAGGTTCAGGTTGCGCTGTGCGTCCTTGCTAAACCTCGGCAGACCCCAGTACTGCCACTTGCCGTCGATGATCATCTGCTCGCCGAACACGACCACGAACCGGTGCTGTTTTCCAGCGCAAACCTTGGGCTTCTCGAGGATCGCATCACCCGAGACAATGCACATCATGATTCGATGCGTCTTGACCTCGCGCTCGTCGATGATCTGGACGGCTTCAAGCCCATCCTCTTTCTCTAGCTCGTCACGCTCGATCACCCGACCGTCTGAGAGCTTAACGACCGTGACCGTTACAGGCTCCTTGTACCAGTACTCCGC